TATTCCATTAATTGAGGTCGGGGGCTTCAAAATTTTCTTCCCCCTTCAGACTACCCCCATCTTTTAAACATTATTTTCACACAAATAATATATTTTATTAAAATTACATTTCAATACATTCAATCCTTCTCATAAGAGCAGGTAATTGAGGATTCTCTTCTCCACCAAAAGAGAATATTTTACAAGGATGAAAATTACTAGTTACAATAAACTTAGTAGCATACAAAGGTAACATACCACCTTTGGATTCAACATAACATTTATATCTATCAAACCATCTTAATAAATGATTAATATCTATTCCTTGTGGACCAAAGTCATCTATGATGACTTCGTCTTCTAGACAGTAACCATTCCACCACTTAGTACGTGGTTCTTTTATGAAAGCCTTGTCCATTTCGCTGTGAGCCCTTCTGGATTTTCCAACTCCAGGCTCTCCCCACAGCCAAGTGACTCTAATATCGGGTCTGGAAATAGCTGGTTGCAAGGTATAGTAGTTTTTGAGGAGGTTGTGACCTGAGTAGTACCATGTACCGGGCTGAGATTCAGCGAATTCAGCCATTCCATGTCTACCTCTGGACATGGCATCAACGAAGGCAACAGCAAGTTCATCTCTTGTTGAACCTCCTTTAGGTTTTGTACCTCCTTCAATACATTCTCCATCTTTGGAACAATATCGCTTGTTAGCGTCTGCTGAACCTGCAGCGACTTCGATATGACACCTAGTGAGATATCGATCCTTGATTGTGTTGAAACGATATGCTCTCTTAAAGATTGCATATCCCTGCAAATGAGGTGTTCCAGACTTACCAACCTCCTTTCCAACAATGTAATATGAGCATTCATCGTTGAGTCGTTGGATGAGGAGATTGTATTCTTCATTTGTATAATTATTAAGTGTAAAGCAGTAAGCTTTCTTAATTGTAGGCATTGGAAATAAAAGAAAAAACAATTTTATTTATAGACTTCAAAAGCGTACATTACAAGATACATTTAAGGGGGGAGCGGGGTAATACTAAACCCGCTCCTTGAATTACATATTAAACAACTAAATCTCCACTAAAGGATAAGGAATATGCTTGTGTAAACGTCACTGTCTGATTTAATAAATCACCGTCTGTAGCCTGACTTGCCGTGAAGAAATATCCTGGTTGACCTTGATTATTATTATATTCATCAAAATCAATCTTCTTAATACCAAATGACCTAACAATATTGTAAGGTCTACTTCCACCCAAAAGATAAAACTCTTTTGTATCAAGTAATAAAAAACTTTCATGGAAATCTGGAAAATGACTAGGATCCCACATAAGTGGAACAGTAGTCAAAGAATTCCAATTGGCTAATTCTGCATTAGGCCTTATCCACACATAAAATAATCTTATTTTAACTGCATCTTGTCCTGTTGTAGCAAAAGAAATACTATGTCTTCCTCCTCTAAGAATTATTGATGAATCATTAAAAGTTGGTACACCAACAGCATTATCAATAGGTTGAGTACCACCAGTAACCGTCCAAAAGTTATTATTAGCAAATCGCATACATGGTAAAATATCACTAACAAAACAAGTTTGAGTGCCAGTAGGCATAGTGATAGTAGCACCAGTATTAAGTAAAGATCTATAATGAGCTTTATAATTTGTAGCATTGTAAAGCTGATTTTTATAAACCCTAATAGTATTCCTTCTTGATTTATAAGCTATAGATCTAGCATTACCAGCTTGCGCGCTGATAACGTTAGTCCTACGCCTAGGTCGTCTAGTCTTACGTTTTGTTCGTCTATTCCTACTTGTACTAGCATGACTTCTTTTCCTTTTACTTGCCATCTTTCAACCAGTTACAGTGTAAGGGATTCGTGTGATGGTAATGATCGGACCACTGACCGCCAACGTCCTATTTATAGATGGGTGCTGAGTGCTACCGCACAAGGCTCCGTAACCTAATTGTTAAACATAATTAATCGTCCCGATGGGGATTACTACAGTCCAAGTATTCCATTAATTGAGGTCGGGGGCTTCAAAATTTTCTTCCCCCTTCAGACTACCCCCATCTTTTAAACATTATTTTCACACAAATAATATATTTTATTAAAAT